CCACATGATGAACCATACTAGAATGCCTATGCCTAGTACGCCAGTAAATATAAAAAACCAAGTTAATATATTTAAGAATGTGTTCATGTGTTCTTCTCAGAGGTAGGTTGAGATAGCAAAGAATTGTATTTGTCTTTTAAGTCGGCAATGACATCCTGCAACATATCAAGTTTCACAATATTATCCGTTTCATCAAATTCCTTGGTGTATTTAACACGGCCTTCGCCTTTAATGTAGCTCCAGTGCAAATCAATTAATTTCATTTGTCTCTTACGCCATCCTGTTGTGTCAGTCATTGCTTACTCCAATCAAAAATATATCTATTGGCACGACATTGTGTATTGGGTTCGGATTGTCAATGTCACCGAGATTGTGAGTGTCTAGCCACAGCGCAAAGATATCGAGTACCCATACACCGAATTCATTTTGAACCATAAATTTATTCATAACAACGCCTCCCCTACTTCATTCAATTGATCTTGCTTGCTTTTACGCATGGCCTGTTGAAGTATCTTGGGATCAACGCAATCAAAAGGCCACCAATTATTAGCGAGTATCTGCTCTATGATTTCATCATCAGTCATGGTTATCTCCATTGTGTCCGTGGTTCGCTAGCATGCTTGTTGTAGAAGTGAACAAGGAATGCAAACACTTGAGGGTAAGTCATGGGAACTCCTATGTTGTCTTGTATTCTTGTTCTGATATCGTCGATCTCAGGGGGAACATACAAAGTAACACGCTTACCTTTGAATCTTTTTTTAGCTTCTGTCATGCTTTATATTCCTTAGATTGATAAACACCAATTTCTTTGTATAAGAATTTCTTTAGGGAGACTAATCCCCTTACAAATTTAGCGCGTTGGTTGTTTACGGGGTGAGCATTCGGGTGTCTGTCGGACTCGTTTCTTTCGTTGTACCGTAAGTCTGACCAAACAAGATCACAGACACTAGTAAATGTTGGCTCTATCTCACCGCTCAATACCCGTTTGACTTCACTTAGATAAGGTTCAGATTTTTTATGCCTAGCATCTTCATAGGTAACGGATTCTAGGGCTGTTAACATTTGACCAAACTTAAGTAACTTTTTATAGTTATCGTTAACTGGTTTAGCTTTTTCTTTATTAATAAACCTTACTGATGTGAGTAAGGCCTGTCCTTCTTTGAGGCGTGTTTTTCCCAAGTTATCCACGATGAACTGTAAGCCTTCGGTCATTACGGGCAGTGAATAAACTGCTTCTTGGTATCCATCTTTAGTAAAGAACCGTAATTCTTTAGCGCAAATAACAGTTGAAACTCCTGTCCATTTCCTCAAACGGAAAGACGCCGTGAGGTCGTCGTATTTAGTGTTCGTTATGGTTAATAAAGTTTCGTCTCCATAGGGCTCTATCGTAAACAAAGATACCTCTTTAGAAGATCGTATCCAATCTTGATTTTCGTTCTGAGTCCACATGGAAAAGGCCATCCATACTTCGTACTTGGTGTCGTTGATTTTTCTTAAGTAAGTACCGTTACCAAGGGCTCTGCCTTTCTCGGGATAAACTATTCTTTTATTATGAAATCGATTTTTAGCTACTTGAAAGCGCATATTAAACTCCTGTCATTGATTAAGTTACTGTTAATTATACACACATCCTACACACATCAATAGGTGAAAACCCTAATTACCCCATAAATAACTAGGATTAAAACCAAATAAGAACAGACCAGACCGAAGCATTTGTACCATGGTTTCTTTATCCCCAATAGTCCGCGTTGTACCTGTTCATCATACTCATCAAACTCTGTTGTGTTAGGAGGAGTATAGGCAATGCCTATCTCCAATCCACTTTTAGTTTTGAACGGTGGTGTTCTCATTTGGCCTCCGATTGTGAGTGCTGATTAAAAAGCCCCTGATAGCTTAGCCGCAATAGCCACTGCTGTAAGCTCGTCTGTATCGATGTTCTCTAATACATCCTCGCGTGCTTTGCGTTCAACTTTCTTATTGAACCTCTCCATATCCTCGTCCTCAATGTATAGCGCAACTTGTGGCCATAACTTGATTGCCTCGTTAAGAGATTTGCATTTGCTCAAGAACAGATTTACTTGTTCCAAAGTCTTCTGCCATTTTAGATCAATCTCTTTAAGAGTAATAGCCTGTTCAGTCTTCTGAAGAAGCTCGTATGCCCCAGTAAGATAAGAGTTAGCTTCTAAGAATTCCTTAGTACACTTATTGGGTAATATATTATAGTAATCCTTAGTCGGACGCTCAAAATAAGACTTCATTCCCTCTACACGCAATTCTAATTTATGCAATACACCATCCTTGGTAGTGTGCACCTCTATATTTGCATGCTCGGGACTCGATAACCATGACTTAGGTATAAGCTCAAGTAATTCAGGTTTATCTTTAAATTGAATCTTATTAAATAAGTCAGACGCATCAACCCCGATTATTTTGTATGAGTAATTAGGAACTGCCTCTGTTTTCTCGTGATTCTTCAACTTGCCAATCTTGCCACTAACTCTAGCAAGTAAGTCTTTAGATATATACACTGTTGCCATTTTGTTTGCCTTTCATTGATTAAATAAATGCCCCCCTGAGGGGGCGCTCTCTCACTCTTTGGCTATGAATTCAGCCAAGGATTCTCTCAAAGTTTCCCGATCTTGTGGGTCTGCATCGGGTGCTAGTGCATCATAACAATGCTGTAATAGTTTCTTGTAACTGTCCATCAATGCGGACATAGCGGGTTTGTTGTCGGTGCTCATGCGTACTCCAATTCAAAGTGGATAACATCTCCGTACGGTGCATCGACTGTCGAACTGATACACCATACGACTGGATATGAAGGTGCTTTCTCCATATTGAAGTCAGTATACCCGTCTGTGAGGCAGATGAATACCTCGGGATCAATACCTTGCTCTGCAATAAAGTCAAAGCCTGCTTCCATATCCGTACCACCACCTGAGTAGAACTCTAGTTTGAATTCCTCGCCTTGCTCGAATACTTCATGCTTACATACATTAGTGTCGGTGTACAAGACATGCACCCTCTCTGGCTGGCACTGCTCAACGATGCGTGAGAGGTGACCGTTGTAATAATTCAACTCAGTCTCGCTGATTGATCCTGACACATCGATCTGGATAACCACCTCACCCATGCTTGCTATCTGACCTACGCTAGGTAAGTACACATCGAACCGCTTGTTAGGGCGCTTCCATGAATAGTCTCCCTTGGTAAAGGCTACCATGTAACGCTCTAGTATGTCATACCATGGTGTCTTGACTTCGATCAACTCGGCTACGATCTCGGCTAGCTTGCCGTCAAACTTACCCTGTGCCTTGGCTGACTGAGCCGCTTGTGCTATGTCAACCCTAGTCTCGGCATCGATCTTGTCTGCTTCCTCTTGGCTTAGAGGAGCACCTCTATCGAGTAAGTCATCGCCTGTCCCGCCTGGGCCCTGACCATCTCCGTCTTCGGGCGGAGGCAACTCATCATAGATACTGTCTACGGTACGATCCTTAGACCCTGCCATATCAACGCATCCATTGATGAATTGTCCGATCTTGGCATCCTTGAGCATGTCATTGATCCAAGCATCACCTGCTATGTTCCAATTCTTAGCATTCCTAGTACCACGCCTTGACGCATGCTGACCGATGACATGGCCTAGCTCATGGCACAACACGAACACTAGCTCATCGACACTGAGCTTGTCAAAGAATTCAGGGTTGTAATAGATCTGCCCACGCTGATCGACCCCCGCCGTTGGTATCGTACGATCTACGATTAGCTTACGCTTCATCAATAGATTCGCAAAGAAAGGATACTGGGTAACGATCGCTACCTTCGCCTTGTCTAAATTAGTTATCATGTTATCTCCTTGTTAAAATCCAAACGCTGACATCTTGTCTGTCATCTCTTTGAGCTTGGCCTTGGCATCGTCCCTTACGAACGGGCTTGCCTTAATCATCTCAACATTAGACAGATACTTAACCGCCATACTTTCCAACTCGTTGATCTGATCCAGTAACTCAGGGGTAGGATCGAGCGCTAGCTTACGCGCTGTCTTACACCCATCGATTACATTCTCAACCAATGAATTATGGAATCGCTGTCCCTTATCTCCAGTAAACTCATTCAACTTCTTAGTCAACTCAACCAAGGGTTTCAACATACGATTGACCGTATCGTTATTGGCTAGCGTTAACGCTTCTTGCTCTGACCTACGGAACGCTTCCAAGTCCTCGTCCGATATATCGAACAGGAAGTGACTTGCATCGGGCATCGGTTGCATCCGTATATCATTCGACATAGACTGCCTGAATTGATCCGCTGATGGATATTCATCGACGCTTGCACGGCCGCTGGCTTGACCCGTGTTCCTGTACATAATGTCTGCCTGTACAAGAGCATCGTATGATGGCATGTAGTGATCGATGAGCTTATCGACCACGGCCACTCGTTGCTTCATCTCTTGCATATACTCAAAGTACATCGTAGACGGTAACATCCTAGGGCCTGCATCGACATAGGGGATAGTGTTTTGCTTGTGATACGAATAGACCTCGTTGTACTTGGTCATGATCTTATACACTGGTGCGTTCTTGTCCCTGAATAGCTTGGTCAATACCGTGAGTGAGCTATCGTTGTATTGAGCTTGAACCGAATTGGTTAGCACCCGATCTCGCCGAGTGAGTGCTGCCTTTCTTTGCGTGAGCTTAACCAATACCACCTTGTCTGCTAGTCTTGTGTACTGCATATGATTTCCTTTCTTTGATTGATTTACATTAACACTTCTGCATTCTTAGTCGCCCACTCGATGAATGAACGGCTAGTCTTGATCGTCGGTTGCAACTTGATCGCATCCTTGACACACATCACACCGAACTCAGGCGTCAACCTATTGGTATAGGCAGTTACCCTGTCGAAGTTATCCTTGGTAGCCTTACGGGCTAGAGCACCAGTGATGGCATACAACACGGCAGGATCGCTCGGTACATCTGCATTCTTAGGGTCTAAGAGCAAGGCGTCCATGTTGGGGAGAGCTTCATAGATACGCTTGAACCCCGTGTACTCTGCACTAGCACCCTCACCGACCTCACCAGCACAATTGTCAAAGAACAACTGATCGGGTAATGATGCAGGGATAAGGTTGACACGCTCCCATGATCTTGGCGTTGGATTAGCGAACCGATTGGCATCGAAGTCGCTGAGCAGATTGGGTCTGAACCTCAAGAACTGAATCAATACCTCGTTGATATCATTGTCCAATGCCCATGTAGTCCAGTCATCGATGTTCTCGGTGAAGTCGAACCGTCTGGTACGATTAGCTAGCTTACTCGTAATACGATTAGCACCAGACTTGTCCTCGGTACGATTACCCGTGGCTATGATGAACAGATCCTTGGACAGTTGAATAGCACCAGCTCGTTTGTCATAGATTACACCACAGAGCGCATTCTGCATGGGTATCGGTGCATCTGACAACTCTTCCAAGATCAGACCCACACGCCCAGTCTGCAAGTTATAGAATTCCTCAGGCGGAACCCACTTGGTATACGCTTGGTCACGATTGTTCGGTGTACCCATAACATCGACTGGATCACGAAGAGACGCCGTAAATTCTACGACAAGATCTAAATCCAGTTGCTCCATAATCTCACGGGCACAAGCTGACTTGCCACCCCCTGGTGCACCTAAGATGAACGGCACGATCTTGTTGCCGTTGGGTACTTTGAATTGCTCGACAATTGATGTCTTGATGTTGTTGTATTTCATAGCTTACTCCTTTGATTGATTAATTACTTGTTTGCCTCGTGGAATTCGAGAACATCCTTTTTAAAAGACTCGACTGTGTACTCCCCGTTGATAATGTCTCTGAGTAATTCTAAAAAGTCCTCAACTCCCATGTTGTCTGAACCAATCCATGCTTCAATCATTTCTTCAGTTACCATCTGTATTCTCCTTTGATTAAGTTAATGTTTCACCGTTGATTACTTGCTTACCTTTAATATCCGCTAGCATACGCTCAAGACAGAATATAAGACCTTCTACCGTCTCACCCCCTGTACATATTCGTGTATGCCCTGAGACTTCTCCGTCCTCTTCATAATAAACTTCCCTGATTTCAAACCAAGGGTCACCACCGTTCTCATGGCGCATGTCCACAATTCTATGATTCCAATTCATTATTCATTCTCCTCGGGTATGTAATCGGGTCTTGGTTCTGCATACATGGTTATGTGTGCGTTGCCATTTTCGTAGGTCACTTCCCAGTCGATGTGCCCAAACTCTAATCGGCAATACTCGTCTAATAAATCACTGTTCATGCTCGGTTCTCCTCAAATATTACTGGTTCTCCTTCTCTTCTGATTACCTCTTCACGATCCAATAGAACCATAATAAAACCGTGATCGTTGTAAGATTTCCAAGCATCGCAAGAGGGGCATCCTTGCTCATAGGTTTTGCATGGCCTACCAATAATCGATAAGGTTTCGGCTTT